CGGAATTGACACCCCGCGCGCCGGTCCTTTGCTCTCTTTTATCCCATGATTCCGCCAAAAACCCGCTAGGCCCCTTCCTCTTCAGTCGGCCCTGTTTCTTCCCCGCCGCCGTCCTCAACGCTTCCACCTTCCGCCTCCGTCTCCGGAGCTGCGCCGGAAAGCTGTCGCAAATGGTTCTTATTGCCCACCGCCACGCCGGCCAAAAGCTCCGCGGAAATGTAAACCGTTTCCGTCCCCTGGTCAGGCCAGCACTTCAGCAGCAGGGAAATCCCCAGCTTAGGAGATTCTACCACCTGCGTTTCCAAATTCAGCTTCGGGTCAATGTTCGGAAGACGGACGGCAACGGCCAGCGCGTCCGGCCGCGTCGCAAAACCAACCCCGGCATTCCCGGCAAGCACGTTCACCCCTTCCACGTAGTGAATTCCCCCCGGAATGGAATATGCCCCGTCCGCCAGGTTAAGAGCAAGCGCATTCGTGGGAATCAGCCTGGAATAATACATCCGATCCAAATAAACGGCATCCGCGCCATTAGTCATGGACGGCCAAATCACATCCGCCATCATTTCCGGTTTGAATCCGGCCCGCGGGCCAATATTCACCACTTCCGCCCCGGAATCGGCTATGGCGGCCATCAGGTCCTTCCAAAACGCTTTGGCGACCGTCCGCACAAGCGTTTGCACCTTATTCGCAAGCTGCACCCCGCTTTTCCTTTCCTTATAGGACAGCCCCGCCGGCCGGGAATAACGGTTCAGCGTCACGGAAACGGAGCTGGTTTTCAGCTCGCTTTGATTCCAGTCTTCCGTATTTTTCAACGCCTCCCCGGCTCCGTCAATCACTTCCACCTTGACGGAATCGCCGTCCGTCTTGAACTCGCCGGACACGTCCAGAGAAAACCGGCTAATTGAAGCCAATTCTTCCTCCAGGGTGGCAATAGCCGCCTGTGAAACAATGGTCCAGTTCAGAGCGGCGACATCATTTCCTTCCATCACGGCATTCCGCGGAATGTTCATCAATGTTTTTTTGTTCATATTTTATTTATGTTTGCGTTTGTTAGTAAAAATCTATCTAGGCGGCCAAGATGCTATTTCCCCGGCTGCTCCGCCAGCCGCGCGGCCTCCTGCGGATGCCCCATAATCCATTCCAGCGCATCCTGCGCGGCCATCTCCCGCAGCTTTTCGTTCGTCATGGCAGGTTCTTTCTTTCCGGGTTCTTCCGTAGCTCCCTCTGCGGGCGGCAGCCCTACCGGAGCAACCCCCATAGCCGCCATTTCCCGCACAACGGCCTCCTTCACGCGTTGCTCAAATTCCCGCTCGTGCGCCTCCATCACGCGCGCCTGCTGCCCCTGCATGCCCCGGAACCCGTCATTTTCCGCCGCCAGCCTTTCGTTTTCGGCCACCAGCCGGGCAACTTCCCGTTCCAGTTCCTCCACGCTGTTTTTCCCGGCAAGCCCCACGGCGGCCATCATGCGGCGCAATACCGTGTAATTCTGCGGCGGCCCGCCCTTCTCTTCTTCGTCAGGGTCTCCCTCTTCCCCGCCGCCGTCCTCTTCTTTCCCCTGCGCGGCCGTTTCCTTTGGGCCGGACTCCGCAGCGGACGGAGAAATCACCTCGTCACACCAGCCTTCCTTCACGGCCGTTTCCGCGTTCATCCACGTCTCCGCGTTCAGCACGGCCATCACGTCTTCCGGGCTCTTTCCGGTACGCTCCGCGTAAATGCCTGTCACTTGCCCTTCCGCGTCCTTCAGATCCGCCGCGTAAGCCTCAATCTCTTCCACCGTCCCCACCGCGCACCCGCGCGCCCGGTGGACCATATAACGGGAATTTTCCGAAATCAGCACACGGCCCGCCGCACAGGCAATCAGCGTCGCGGCGGAAGCGGCTACCCCGTAAATTTTGGCCGTCACCTCCATCCCGCACCCCTTGATAAGGTCGTAAATTCCGGACGCCTCAAACAAATTGCCGCCCATGGAATTCAGGATGACTTCAAACTTCGTGCACCCCTCCGCCTTCAACTCTTCAAGGTGCTTCGTAAATTCGTCAACCGTGGCATTGCCGTAACCGATATAACCGGAAATGGTAGCCACCCCTACCTTCTCTTCCGCCTCCATGATGCGGGAAAAGGCAAGCATGCCCGTTTTTTTCTGTTCACCGGCACCGCCTTCCAGACGTGCCGCCATCTGCGCAAAAACAATCTTATTCATCACTTATTACTGTTCTGTACCCTTCAGGAGCTTTTTCAAAATTGCTATTCATGGGGATGCAAGCCATCTTCCTCTTCCCCGCCGCCCGTTCCCGGCTCTTCATCTTCCTGTTTCTCCGCCGCCGCGGCTACCCCGCCGCGGTTCGCTCCCGGAATCACCTCTTGCAGGGTCAGTCCGTTCCGGGCGCAGGCTTCTTTAGCCATCTTCAGATTCCGTATCTTATTCTTCACTATTTCCTCAAACGTGCATCCGTAATTGGCAAGGCACCAGCCATCCTGATCCGCCAGCGCGGAATCCACCAGGTTAATCATCAGATTCCCTTCCCGGCCCAGGTCAATAGTCATGTCGCTCATGGGCGTCCACAGGCACCGCACCCAATGCGGATCCCGGCACAAGCGCAGCCGTCCCAGGGCCATTTCCCGCGCCAGCATGAAACGCCACACCCGCACGCACCACATTTGCCTGTAAGCGTGCCTGATTTTCAGCCAACGCTTCAGCTTCTGCATCACAAACCGGATGCCGCCGCTTCCCAGCTTGTCAGGCTCCCACAGCAACGCAGGGGAAAGCCCGATGCCATAAGCCACCTCATCCATCAAATGCTTCAGCAACGCCATCACATTAGGAGACGGCCTGTTATCCGTCAGCACCTTCAAATCCCGGCCGGGCGGAAGCTGGTGGACAGTAGGCCCCCCCAACACCTGCTCCACCCTGCGCCCGTCCGGCCCCACGGACACCTTGCCCACGGTCCCCATGCCCGGCCGTTTCTCCGCGTCCCCCGTTTCCACCAGCCCAACGGAGGCGGCCAGCTTGGCAGACTGCTTGACATACCCAACAATATCCGCCTCATCATGCAAATTCCGGATAGCGCGGTGCAAATCGGACAGGCCGCGCGGCTTCCCTCCGCCCATGTTGTGCCGGTACAAAATAGCATCACGGGCCGGGATCACCGTCACCTCCCCCTTGTCCGGATGCCGTAGCCCATAGGCCGCCGTCCTCCCGTTTTTATCCCGCATCACGCCGCAATTCCACGCCTTCCCCCCATCAGCCGGAGATTGCACCTGTGGGGCCTCGTAAAACGCGAACGCCCCGCCTTCATCCGGCCCGCTGGTCAGCACCGTCAGCATGTCGCCGTCAATCACGCGCTGCCGCTCGCTCCAAATTTGAGCCGTAAAAAAATTCAGCTCTCCGCGGGCGTCAAACAATTCCGGATTCACGGCCCGATTCATAAAAATCTGGTCCGCCTCATGGTTCCAGTCTTCATCACCCGTGCAGGCATGGGGCACCAGCCAGCCCAGCAACTCCACCACATCCGCCACGGCCTTCCCGGCAAGCCCGGAATTCGCTTCCAGATTCCGCGCATTACGCCAAACCCGGTCCAGCGTCCATGAATCCACTTCAAACCGGCTGTCCAGCGTCGGCCAGTATAACACGCTGGAGCCTCCGAACTGCAACGCGGCCGCATACCCTCCCCACATCTCCCTCCGCGCCGTTTCCGGTTCCCGGTTCATCTTCACCCGCGCGCCATGACCGCGGCGCGCCCCGGCATACACGTTCCTTCTGTTCCTGCCCATGGTCAAAAGCGTGTTATGGTATGGTCAAACCGCACTTCCCGTACTCCGTCATCCGCGGCGGCCAGGCCGGAAAAATCCCCTTCCTCCATCTTCTTGACCGTGATTGCCTCCTGCAAGCAGGCTATATGGTCCTTTAAATTCATGGTCTCCTGCGCGGTGTAGGACGTTCCGCCGCCTGTGGAGGCCCCGGTTATTTCCTTGCGCCCTTCCAGAATCGCCAGCTTTTCCCGCAGCATTCCCTGCAAATCCGGCAAATCATAATTTTCCACATAAGCCTGTACAATGGGGTTCATACCCTTCAGGAGCTTTTTCAAAACCCGCTATTATCCGCACCCGGCCGCCTTCAGCCTCTCCAGCACGTCATTCTTCCGGCACTCCCTCATTCTGCTTCCTTTCTTCAATCGCGTTCATTTCTTCCGCGTAAAAATCCCCACGCCGCACCCACCAGGACACCTGCCCGATTTTTACGCAGTCTCCATAATGGTCATTCGGCAGCTTCCGCCATTGCGCCAGGCCGCCGCCCCTTGGCTTCTCAAGCTGCTGCCCGGACAATCCGGCCAGCAAATCCTGATCCGCATCTTCCGGTAAATGCAGGGCCGGAGCCGCCCCTTTCTGGATGCGCCCCGCGTAAAGCTCCATTTTGGCGGTGCGGTCCACGTACAAATAAAGCTCCAGCCCCGGATGCGACTTCACTTCACTCACATTCCAGCTCCCGAAATTTGCGCCGCTCCCCTTCGTAGGCCATAGCTTGCCGTAATACTTATAGCACTCGTCATAAACCTTCTGCGCCCAATCCCCGGAATCAATCAGCCCAAAATCCGGACGCACCCCGCCCCACTCCAGGCTTTCAAAATGGGCCCCTATGCCCGGCGTCGCGTCCGTCGTGCTGATGCCCAGCAGGGTTCCCCAATCAACCACCCATGTTTCCCCGCCGCGCCCTATCGCCTGCGCCACCCAGTGAGTTTGATTCTGGCCGGGGTCATAGGACACGACCAGATAATAATAATGCCGCGGCAACTCTCCGCGCCGGCACACCCCGCGCAGCCCCCGCACGCTGTCATCCCCCACCTTGATTTCATACTGCGTAAACGGCAACGCCTCCCAGCCGTTCCGGAAATTGTGCAGGGCCACCTGCCGGAACAGGTCATTTTGAGCCACGATGAACTTCCGCGCCATCTGCCCCCATGTCACAAACGGGGAATAAAGGGAATTCAGGTGATACCCCCGCCGCGCGCGGGAGGCGTTCGGATTCGTCGGCCGCCACTCCCCCTTTTCCATCATCCCAATCTTCTCCCAATCCTCCACCCGGCCCTCGCAATGCGGGCACACGTAAAACGTATGATCCTGCACCCAATCCGCCAGCGCATCCCCTTCCAGATCCTCCCGCCTTTCCCATTGCACCGTATTCCGGCTAAACTCCAGGGGCATCATTTCCCCGCAGCGCGGACACGGCACATAAAACTTCCGCATGTCCGTGGTAATAAAATTCTGCCAGAAATAAGAATCTTCGGAAGAAGGCGTGGACGCATGCAGAATCTGATACCGGTGAAATCCCTTCGCGCGCTCTTCAATCAGGTCCACCGGGTGCGCTTCTTCCTTATTCTCATGCTTATACTTCGCTTCCTCGTCCATCACGCAGCGCATAATGGGCCGGCTGGACAAATTGCCCGGCTCCGACACCCCAACCATGTAAAGTTCCATGGAATCCAGCCGCATTTCCGCCGCCGTGAAGGCGTCAGGGTCACGCCGCTTATGCCGCGCCAGCACTTCATTCTTGGATATAAGCGGCTGGAGCCGCGCCCGTGAAAACGACCTGGCAAGAATTTCCGTAGGCAACGCCCACAACATGGGCGCGGGGTCATTGTCAATAAAATACGCCGCCGCAATCAACAGCGAAACCGTCTTGCCGGACTGCGTGCCGAAGCACCAGTAAATATGCTGCAACCCCTCTTCCCTGATGCTTTCCAGCGGTTCACGCATGTACGGCATGCGCGCCGTGGAAAACCGCCCCGGCGCGTTCGGTGAAGTCTCCCGTGGCAGGACCAGGCATCTTTCCGCCCACTCCACCACGCCCGGCTTCTCATGAATCTTCAACTTGCTAAACATGATTCAACAATCCGTTTATTTCCGCGTTCAGGTCATCAATCTTCCTGTTCCACTCCCGCGCCCATTCGTCCCAGGCTTCATAAAAACGCGGCCGCCCGGCCGCCTCCAGCCGGGAACCGATAAAATCCCTCTGCTGCGCCATCAGCTCCGCCAGCGGCGCAACGCCCCGCGTCCGCATCTCGTGAAACACATGGACCGGCACCAGACTTCCGGCCGCCTCCTGAAGCCTCTGCTCATGCAGGCCGGCCCGCTCCCAATTCGCGCG